TATAACGAGTTGGTGATCAACGTTACGATGCGACCGCTCGAGGAACTGTTTCAAGTGCGAGATGTGTTTGATGTGATCAACAATTATCCATATGTAAGACCGGACTTTAAGGAAGAGCGGTTTCAGATTTATCGATTTCTACAAACCCCGCCGGCCATTGATATTGGCAAAAACAGTTATAGCACGAAAATGAATGGATGGAATGCGGATATACATATTTTAGCGACTTACTGTTTCCTGTCGAAAGAAGAGACGAAAACGTTTACTGCCGAAAATCAAGTGTACCTGATCAAGGATATTATCGAGTACAACTATGAAAACATAGTTGGTTCTAAAAAAGTAAAGGTGTTGTCGACGGGAATGGTGTCGAGTTGGATGTGGTATTTCCAGAGAAATGATGTGTACATGAGAAACGAGTGGAGCAATTATACGAATTGGCCTTACCGAACGATTCCCAGCGACATTGTGCCGGCACCCATTACAGGAACCGATGAAAACTTTGTTTTGGATGAAGATCCGACCAAATATATAGGACCCTGGATCAATCCGGATGGAAAGAATACTGGTTTATTCGTGACGAATGATTACACAGTAGAAAACCAAAAGTCGATTCTTGAAACAATGGGAATTTTGTTCAATGGAGAGTATCGCGAAAACTTGATGCCGAGAGAAGTGTTTGATTATGTTGAGAAATATACGAGAACAAGTGGGTGTGCGAATAGCGGCTTGTATTGTTACAATTTTTGTTTGAATTCGGCCGTGAGTGAATATCAGCCGACGGGGGGTATTAATATGTCCAAGTTTAAAACGGTCGAGTTGGAGATAAACACCTATGTGCCGCTATTTGACTTGCAAAACTATGAATACAAGATTACGTGCAACCTCGATGGAGATGTGATTGCAACAAGTTCGCCAACTTGGCGTTTGTACGAGTACAGCTACAACATGAGGCTCTTTGAAGAGAGGTACAATGTGTTGTCGTTTGTGGGTGGTTATTGTGGGCTCTTGTATGCCAAATAAAGGAATAAAGGAAACCTTAGGTTTCCTTTTGATCCTTCCTCTTTTTTTTTGGTTTTGTTTTTTTGGTTTCCTTGTGTCCTTCCTCTTTTTTAAGGTTTCCATGTGTCCTTCCTCTTTTTTGAGGTTTCCATGTGTCCTTCCTCCCTTTTTTTGATTTTGTTTTTTTCCTTGTAATATGAAAAAAAAACAAGAGATGATTCTTCGTTCCCTTTATATATAGTATATACAAATGGAAACTGCTTGGTTGAAAAACTTTAGTGACACAAAAGAACCGTTTGCTGAAGAAGAAACAAATGCAGAAAACTTCTTGACAACATTTTTAAAATCAAACCCCATCAAATCTGTTTATAACGAACCAATTGACACAAGAAATCAAATCGAACCTCTTGATACCTTGGCAGGCGCTGCTGGATTCGACAACATCAAAGGACTCTCTATCGAATCCAAAGAGGATAAAAAAGAGAAAGCAGAGAAAGAAGAGAAAGACGAGAAAGAAAACGAAAAATCGACAAAAAACGATTTCGGAGTAATAAATGAAATGATGCTTTCAATCGCAACATCTTTGCTCTCACTGTATTTAGCATATAATCTCTATTTTAATTTGACTGTTGGAGACAAAAAAATGATCCAAGTCGAACAAACATTGGACAAAATTCCGATGAAACCCGCAACAAATTGGTTTGTCGAGATTGTGAAAAATATTAATATTTTCATTACAACATCGATACCAACATGGATCATCGCCGGTATCAACGGCAACTCATACTTCAAGTACCGCACCGTATTTGTCCTCTTTGTCATCATGGCATCTATTGTTTTGAAACCCGCGATAACAAATATCATAAAATTCTTCGAAGGACTTGCGCGACAAACCTCGAAAACGGTATTCAAATACATATTTAACTACCAAAAAAACAATAAAATCGTGTCGTTCCTCTTTTTCTTCTTTTTGACCAAGTCGTTGTACTCGATGTTTTTAGAGCAGAGTGCAGGCCCAATTGTGTCCTTCATTGTTGCGAACCCCATTCTGTTTTTGATCGGGCTCTTTATTTACGTGGTCGTGCTCTACCCGATTACAGTTCCTATATCTACATTTGCAGTCACATGTTTGCTAATATTTTACGGATTTTGCAGCATGCTTTACTATTATTATACCGAAACGTTTGATGCAAAATCGCCCTATGCGGGTGTATCGTCACTATCGGAACTCTTTGGAGCCATCAACAATCACATGAATTTTGGACCAGTCATGTTCGAAGATCAAAACAACATGATAGAGAAAGTGCTTGCATTCCTTTTTAACGACATCCATTATTTGTACTTTTTCGGAATCTTGATGAGCACTATACCGTTTATACTGAAGATGCACTCGTCCGTCATGAAAACCTATTTGCTCGCTATAGTAGGATCACTTACTGCCTTGTGTGGCGCTTTTAAAGTCTATGGATTTTCGTGGTTAACAAAGTGGACAAAAACAATATAAAAGAGGAAGACTTGTTTTATTAAACAAAAAATAAAAAATGGTTAAAGCGAAATCTCACACTCCCAAGTTGACCAAAAAGTATTATCCTCTGGTCAGCGTATGTACGCCTACATTCAACCGCCGCCCTTTCATAGAGACCATGTTTCAATGTTTTCGGAACCAAACCTATCCCAAAGATCGCATGGAATGGATTATTGTGGATGATGGCACCGATCGCATAAGAGATTTAGTTGAAAAGTCGGGGATCCCGCAGATCAAATATTTTGAACTACCCAACAAGGTGTCTCTCGGTGAGAAGCGCAACTATATGCACAGCAAATCGACCGGAACAATATTGGTTTACATGGACGACGACGATTATTATCCGCCAGACCGCGTGTCGCATGCAGTCGATACCCTGATGGAGAATAAACACGCGTTGTGTGCAGGTTCGAGCGAGATTTATATTTATTTTAAACACATCAAGAAAATGATTCAGTTTGGACCTTATGGTCCAAACCATGCGACAGCGGGGACGTTTGCGTTTCGCGCAGAGTTATTGAAACAGACGAAATATCAGGATCATGCTGCGGTTGCAGAAGAGCGCGAATTTTTAAAGGGATACACAATTCCTTTTGTTCAGTTGGATCCTATGAAGACGATTTTGTGTTTCTCGCATGAGCAAAATACGTTTGATAAACGCAAGTTGCTCGATAATCCTCATCCCGATTATGTCAAAGAGTCGACGAAGAAGGTTACGGATTTCATCAAGTTGGATAAAGAAGAGTCGATTAAAAAGTTTTTCATGGATGAGATTGACCCTTTGCTCGAGAAGTATGAGCCCGGGCAGCCGAAAATGAAGCCAGATGTTTTGAAACAGATTGCGCAGATAGAGGCGGACCGCGAAAAGATGATTCAAGCGGAAATGGCGAAGAATGGTCAAATTATGCTAAATCAGCCAGGGAAGCCGCCGGTTCCACTTTCAATGCCTCAAATTGCAGAAATGTTGACGAAACAAGGAGAGCAAATTCAGGTATATGAGAGACGAATTCAAGAACTTGAGAATATCAATGCACAACTTCAGAAACTGTTGGCCGCAAAGACAGTATCGTCTTCGCCAAAGCCCGCGACAACACCGTCTGTAACACAGCCAGTCCAGTCAGTCCAGTCGTTACCTTCCCCGTCGTTACCTTCCCCATCAGTCGGCGAATCTTCCAAATCTGAACCCTTATTCAGAATTGACTCAATGTAATATACATGTTATGTTGTAAGAAAACACACACATAATATGTATTATTTTAAATAAAAAACTATTCATCGTCTAAATCCCCGTCAACTGCAACATCCTTTTTAACATTCCGGTCTAAATACCGATACATTCGTTTAATATCTAACTTGTTGATTTCATATGTTTCAAACAGTTTCTCGAGAGTATTCAACGAATTCGCATCGTTAATGATGTCGCGTTGTTTGTCGGCATAAAAAATTCGCATCTCGTGGAAAAATGACACTAAATCTTTTTTGTCCATATCCATCTTTTGACACAAATCGTAAATGAACTCGATATTATTATACTCGGTCGAATACTTGGTGAGAACCTTTGTGAAACGGATTTCGTCAGGAGGCTTTTGATTTGCCGGTTTACAAAGATGGTACAACCGATTGTTGTTGAATGTTTTCATCAAGCTGCTCATCTCGTTAAAGTGCCAAATCTGGTTCTGAAAAGTGATTCGGTCGATGTAGTCTGAATAACAAATATTATCCAAAAATCGCAAATAAAATGGTAGAGAGTTTTGCGGAATATTGTCGACAATATTTTCGTGCCAGAGGAGCGCAACGGTGGTTCGGTCGGTTTCGTTCATCAACACGTTGTGGTCATCCATCTTGTAGGGTCGCGCAATAAGAGATTTGGCAATTTTGTTGGTGTCCTCATTGAAAGTTTTGACATTCAGAATATTTTGCAGAATCGACGGATCAATGAGCTCTGGTTTGGTGTTATACAATTTTTGGATAAACCCCAGTTTACGCAAGTCGCCAATCGCATACTGTTCAATCACATCGACTTTGGTTTCGTCTATTTTCGGAAACATAGATCGAATGAGTGTTTTCATCTGTGGCGGTGTCGGTGTCTTGATTTCAAAAACGTTACACACTTTCATGAGCTCTTTGATTTTCTTGTCGACATTGTAGTTGCCGATACAAATAATC